CCGTTTACATCTGTAGCAGTAGTATAATCTTTATTAATAAATTGTAGTTTGTTGTTTAGATAGACTCTAAGCCAAAGATTATTAACATAATCAATATTATCATAAACATCAATATAAAAATTATTTGTTGTATTATCATAGATGTATTGTTGTATTACTGACTGGTTGCTTAATTTTGTTGTTTTTAACCAACCATTTACATAACTAAATTTATCAATTGTTGTATATGATCTTAAAAAGCCTGTATCCGTTTTTTTAGTGAATAACTCTGTACCTATTTGATATGTAAATGATTGATCTGTTAAATCAAAATTAAAAGTTATATCTCCAGTATTTGTAATGTTTCTATAAGATAGCGGAAATCCTAATTCTGCATCATTTACGCCTGTACCCTGTTTGTAAGTAAATATTTTATTTCCTGCAAACGTTGTAGAATTATAATTTGCAGTATCACCGAATGCATTTCCGTTACTATCAAATAAATCAAATAAAGGCTGTTGATTGACTGAGGACTTTTGCTGACTTAGTTTCCAGTTTTTACCGTCATAGGTATAAAACTTTCCGCCGTTTGTGGATCCAAATTTTACAAATACATTTTCATTAGTTACTGGTGTTGAGTCAGTTTCTTCTACCAAAGATATTTGTGTATTATTTTTAAACTTTATAAAACTAATCTTGTAAATTTTTCCGCTGACTAAGTCATCTGTGTCTGCACTAAACAACACACGCATACCATTTGTTAGATTTACACCGTCAACATTATAACCCGCACTTCCTTCAATAGTTGAAAATGCATCAGTAGTAAACGTATCAATTAAATCAACATCTATTTTTGATTTTGTGCCAAAGTTAAATAATTTTATACCTTTGTTGAATTCTATAATAGGACGTTTTGCTCTAGAATTTTCTAACAGTGTTGATGGATTATCACTAAAATTATTACTTGCTTCTATTACAGATTTGTGAAACCATCTGTTATACCTACTCCAAAGATTTCCATCTTTACTTGCACGGTTAATTACAATATAATCTTTTTTGCTTGGATATCCTAATGCATTACTAAACGGAAAAAAATCAAATCCCTGAGCATCAAATTGAACTTCAATGTTATCTGTAAATGTTCCGCTCACTGTCAAATCATCTTGTTGAATTAATTGAATACGATCGCCTACACCTTCAACATACCATTGTCCCGAAGCATATTTTACAGGAGTAACTTCGCCAGCAAATTCTACTTTCATTCCATTAGATAAATCATATCCTTTACTAGTAGTGTAAGTTTTTTTGCCTAGTATTTCTGCTTCAACATCAATTGCTGTATTTTCTACTATATCAAAGATTTGCATATAACCGGATACATTAGGGTCATTTTTTGAAATATAATACAACGAGTCTGGCGCAGTTTCAGGAATAGTAAATTCAATTATTCCTTTTTCAATATATACAGTAGATATAGTATTCCCGTCTTCATCAACTTTGGAAACTCCGGTATCATAAATTAATGATGTGTTAGTTGCATCACCAAATTGCACTGAAGCTAGTGCTTCTTCTTGAGATACAGGATCTACTATAAATCCGCCTGCATCGTATGCAGTGCCTTCTTGGTCGTATAATACTACATCAAACACGCCTGAGCTTCTAACACCGTCAGTAGTTTCAACAATTACTGCTTCTCCTGGTGTGAAACTTTTCTTTGTTGCAAATGCCATTGGATGATTAGGAGTGTCGATCTCAAACCTATATGTTTGACCTCTATATAATTTAATTGTAGGATTATTAGTTAAGCCGTCTGGTGAAAATACATATGTTACATTATCTACATTTTCTCCTAGCCCAACAGTGTAAGTACTAACAATTTCTTTTGTTTGTCCTACAACTGTTAACAAACTAGGTCCATTAGGTAACCAATAATATTCTCTGTAATTTGTTAATTTGTCCCAGTCCACATGTGGATTCCAGGCATATTCTTCTTGGGCATTTAATCTGCTGTGATTAACCGTTGATCCGCCTAGATTACCTACAGTATTAATATAGTCGTTATAATCTTTGTAATACGTTACATTACCTAAGTCATCTTTAATTACTGCGGCTGGTTCAAATTGATAATTTTCTCTGTCATTTGTGACACCACCAATATAGTTGTCAGTAGGTGTAAATGCTTTGCTAACTTTACGTCCAAAGTAACCATTTAATTTTTCGGCTACACCAGGTTGTATAAGTTGATCTAATGTGCTAGATAAGAACTTTGTATTATACGGTGTTCTAAAATACCTAGGTAAATGATCTTCGCTTTTTCTACGTACACTGTCATTGCCAGCTGGAAGCGGTGATTCATTTTGATTATTATCATATGCCATTAGTAGTAGCCTCCTCCGCCACTGCCTGAGCTACCTGAGCTACCTGAGCTACCTGAACTGCTTGAACTACTTGAACTGCTTGAACTTGTTGAAGTATCCGAACTTTGAATACCGGTATTTGTATTTGTGCTGCTTGTTTCTATTGAGCCTGTTGCACTAATTTTTGTTGCTGTTACAGCATCGATAATATCTAAATTATCTACTGTTGCTGCACTAATAAACACTTCGTCAACTTCTGATTTAATTTCGTATAGTGCGCCAAAAGATTGTGATACTTGTGCAGGCACAATTAAAAATGTAACTATATCAGGCGACAATTCATTCATTACATAAGTTGATAATTCTGAGAAGTAAAATGTTTCACCGAACTCCCAATTCTCTAGTGCAAAGAATTGATTAATTGCACTAATTACTCTGCTTTTTATATCATTATCGTTTAAAACTAAATCAGGATTTTTTACTATTTTAAAAGATGCTTGTAAATCTAAGTTAGCCTTATTACCAAATAATATTTTGTATTTTACTGGATGATATATAACTTCGTCACTCAATGATTTTATTTTATTAATTTCAGTTCCGTAAGATTGGAATAGACTATCACTCGAAGGTGAAAGCGGTTTAGATGTAATAGTGCCATCAATATATTGTCTAAATTTAGTATCATATGATCTTGTTAACAAATATGTATCTATTATATTACTTGAACTAGGATCTATACGTGTGTTGTCGTCCGCTGCATGTATATATTGAAATTTTATTTTATCTCTTCCAATATAAGCTCTGTAATTTGTTACAAGTTCTAGACGTCCTAGAGTTGAATTATATATATTGAATACTTCGCTATCTATAAAATAAAATATTTGTTTATCAGTATAGGCACTTAATGCTCCTACTTCATCAACATTTTGTTTTGTAATAATTTTTTCTATACTATTATCAACATAATTATAATCGTCTACACCGTCAGTAGTTTGTATTTTTTTCTGGAATATATATTTGGTTGTAGGATTAGTGTCTTCATCTACTATTACATCAAATATTTCTGGATCGTCAACTACTCCATCATCGTCGTCGTCAAAAAATGTTACTTCAACTTTTTTACTATTCACGTAGCCTTCTGCATCTCTATATTCTTGTGTAATTTCCCAATCCATGTCTACTGTAAAACTGTTTACGCTATCTGGTTTATTATTGTTATTTAAAACTGTAATCTTATCCTTAACAATTTTACCGGTAAGACTATTATAAATTTTATCGCTACTATCAAAGTAAAATCTTATTTCTTCGTCGCTTTCAAAAACATATCTACTTCCTTTTGATTCAATAGTATATGTCTCGCCATCATTTGTAAATTTAAGCAACCAACTAGCATCTAATTGTTGATTAGTATTGTCACCAGTTTTACCAGTATTAAATACTCCATTTGCATTAAGATTATTTTCTGTTATTACACGCCATTGTCCTAGGTTAGTATCAAATCTTAGTCCAAAAGTTTTATATGCAAATATTTGGTCAATAATTTGTATTTTAACATCTTCTTCTAAGTTTTGAGCAAGGAATGGTTTTATTTCAACCAGTTGAGCTGTACTAGGTATAACATCATTAAATACTATAGGACCTGCACCTGTATCTGAAACTAGTGTGCCATTGCCGTCTACACTTACAACTTTAACCCATTTATAAGTTCTTGAATTTAGATGATCAGCAGGACCATCCATTAAAGTTCCGTCTGGCATGAAATGCTTGCCTGTTGGTGCAATAAATTTTAAACTTGTACCAGGACGTATTAATTTAAGTATACTTGTTGTAAATGTTCCTAATAATTGTTTTATACCATTTACGTTTTGTAAATAACCTGTGCTTATATTTGTATCAGAAGTTGATTTAACCCAAGTTATATTTAAATCGTTTGTATCAACTTTAGGAAATTTTACAAAATAATAATTTCTCATTGCTTTACTAGATAATATAGGTTCTATATTATTAAGTATTACACCTGACACATCTGTCTGAGTTAAAAAAGTAAACTTGTTTTTGTTTGTAATAATTTCTTTGTAAATTATTCCATCAATACCAAATAGATTAGTTTTACTGTATTTTCCTGTCGCATCTAATAAATCAAAATATCTACTTATTCCGCTTGCAATTCTGTTGACCGATTTAGTTTTTATAACTTCTTGGCTAATGCTTAATGGTCCAATTTGATAATCTTCGCCTGTAACTAATCTATTTTGTGTGTAATAAGTTGCAGGAGCACGTTGTCGTATATTAGCGTTAGTTTCAGAAACTGTTGCATTATCTACTGTACTTTGTAAACTATATGTAATGCTAATTGTTTCTACTTTTCCTACCTTTGAAGCATAATTAATATCAATACTAATTCCACGCATATCTTTAGGGTCAACTACAAGTCTTGCATTTTTACTTGTTCTATAATAAACTCTAAAATTCCCTTGCGGTAAATTTCCGAAAACGCCGTCTGAAAATATTAAACTTACTCTATCATCGATACGAGTTAAAACACTAAAAATATTTCTAATATTTTTAGAAAGACTGTTATAGATAACATTGTTACCTTCTGTCGCTTCGACCTTTGTCCATTGTTCTATTTCTTTTCCAAAACTATCTAATTTGTAAAGCCATAAATCAGTGTTGTTAACATTTGTTGCATCTACTGCAACTGTCTGATTAGTACTCGGATTACTTACATTAAATGTTCCTTGGTCCAAAGTACCTTGTCTAAAATGACAGAAAAATCCTGTATTGCTACTTGCAGGTCCACGTCCGTCATCTCTGTATAAAAATGCAAAGTTATTTCCTGGAAAGGGAGCTTCTTCTAATATTTTTCCTGCATCTATATCTGTAGATACTACTTCAAATCGTGTAGTTGATCCGTCCACTGATTTCGAAAAACTAAAAGCAGGTACATCTGAATTTGTAGAATTAAATCTATATTGTTCAGTAGGAATTCCGTTTACATTTTCTTTTTTGACAGGTCTGCCAAATGTTCCGTTTACTGGAAGTGCTGCATTAAGCACCTTTGTAAATTGCTCATTCCAATCTGGGTTTGAAGGATCATTCCATAAAATTGTTTGGCCTTCTAAGTTAGTATTATTACTGTCAAAAAGTGTTTCAGTTGTACTTACACTCTCAATTTTTAGTAAGCCATTAGCAGCAATATTTCTTTTTGGGTTATAGGAAAGCAAACGTGCTAAACGTAGTACACTTTCTCTGCGTTCTGCTGTTTCTAGAAAATTTTCTCTAGCATTTAAGTCAACTCTAAATGCTAAATTTTGTCCTAAAAATGCAATAAGATCTATAATAGCAAGGTATTCAGAACTTTCAATATAATCATTAAAGTCTTCTGGATAATTTTCTCTAAGATAAGAGATCATTGTCCGGCGTAAATTGTCGAAATCATAGCTTTGGAAATCAGCATTTTTATACGACTGATAAATGCGTTTCCAATCTTCTGCTACTAATAATCTATTTTGTCTATCTGTTGACGACATGGCTCTTCCTTCTATACAGTATTTAGCTTATTGAGTTATGTGCGTATATTATTATGTATTCAAAAAGCCGTTATTTTGGTCAAATGTTAATTTCATGTTTTCTGAAATATTATAAGGAAGATACGTAAGACTTACTTCTATTTGCAGGCCACTTTCGTACTGGTCAACAGTTACATTGTTTACTTTTACTCTTGGATCATAATTAACAATGTTTGACACATTTTCAATAATAGCATTTTTCATATCACCAGTAAAAGGTTCAAAAAGTGCGTCCCATATAATAGTTCCAAATTCTGGGTCACTTAATTTTTCGCCTTGCCTTATATGAAAATGATTTAGAATATCCTGTTTTATCAATGAAAGATCGTATAACACCTTAGATGAATTGCCTTCATTGACTGTGCTAATACCCCGATAGGTACGTGATCCTGGTGCAGACGTGCTTTTACTCTTTTTTCCTGGAACACTAATTTGTTTATAAAGTTGTTTTTCTAAATTGCTCATAACGTATTTATATTACCTTCCTTTTCGGAATGTATCCGCTACTTTTTTGTATTCTGCTTTAAAATTGTTTCCTGTATCGTCAGCAGTGTTACCAGCTTCAGGATCAGCATCTGTTTTACTTGCTGTAAATTCTCCTGGATTCAAATTTTCATGTGACATCCACGGCTCGTGCTGTGGAGTACGCAAAGGAGTATCTGCTGTTTTTGCGGCGGGTCCGTTCATGTTTATACCATCAGGTGCAGTTTCAGTGTGAGTCTTAGCACTAATATGTGTGCCTTCGCCTGCTGTAATCCTTCCATCTTTGCCAGCTGTCAAACTTATATTTCTTCCAGCTTTCATAATAATATCTCTATCTGCTGTTATATTAAGATCATTTTTTGTGTGTACACTTACGCTATCGTTAGCAAAAATATCTATTTTTCCTTGGGCAGTCATTTCTATCCAGGTAGACCCTTTTGCATTTCCAATGTAAATTAAATCTTCAGTGTTGTGCATAAGGATTTGATGGCCGGTTCTAGTGCGCCATCTTGTTAGCTCATTATGTGGTAGAGTAACATCACCCACTTCATCCTTTTCTACACTTGAATATTCTGGCGGACCTGCTTTTGGACCGCTTGCAGGAGTTTTTCTTATTAACATAGGATCGCCGTCATCCATTACAAAAGTTGTTCCTCCAAGCCTGTTAAAAGGAACTTGACTTCTGCCAAAATTTTCTCCGTAATTTGCTGTAGGTTTTCCCTGTCGTCTATCAGCAGGTCCTGGAGTACTCCAGCCAAAAACCATACTAGGAACTTCCCGTCTAGCACTAGTGGTGGTTGTGCCACGTGTAGTATCACCTGCTAATCCTTGGGTATCTAATACATCACAAGTGTCCATATCACAAGGTTTAATATATTTGGTAGGGTCTCTACCAGTTGCTGTTTCTAATGCTTTGTTGTATTCACCAACTGGTTTTGGCGTAGTATTATCTTCGCTGTTAAATGTAGTAGATGCTCTTCCAGGCAACATAAAATTCATGTACTTGTCTTGAACGCATCCAATCCAATATCCAAATCCATAACTTCCTTCCATAGCAAGGACAACTACTTTGGTTCCTATATCCGGTGGTATAGCCCACATTCCGTAACTTTTTTGTGTGTTGTCAAAACCGGGATTAGGTTTCACTCCATCTCTTGGTGTAACACCGTAAAAAGGACTAACATAATAACATGGTAGTAAATATCCGCTTCCGCCTTCTGGATTACCAGCATCGTTTAATTTTAATATTTCTACTTCGATAGCTCCCATATATTCGCTATCTAAATGATTTACAATCTTACCTATATAAGGTCCAGAGCCTTCCATCCAGTCGGGCCGATTTTGCCTTGTAAATTGATTCCTACTACTCATTTAATAATCCTATATTTGGTCATTGCCGCCGAATTGATCTGATGCGCCTTTGCTTTGGTTAGAATTTGCATCTGCTGCATCATCAGCATACTCAGTGTAAATTTTGTTATCTTGTGTAGTAGGTTCACTGTTAGTATCCCTACCTTCTTGATTACGTCTTCTAATTAATTTTAATTGTTGGTTAAATACTCCTCCGGACAACGTAGACATACAGAAAATAACCTGATATAATCCGCTAAATGCACCAACTGGCTTTGTTCCATTTCCGGGAAATTCCATAGTACCATCTTGGTTATAATCCAACGGAGTTCTAAAATTTAATATTATATCAACTTCACTGCTTTGGTAATCCATAGTACCGTCTTTGGTCATATTTATTACTGGTGTTTCAGCAGCATTATAGTTTCCCATTCCACTATCAGCTATATAATAAGGATCTCCCCATATAGTCATATTTGCTGTAACTAAATCTACGTTACTGTTTACAATAGCATCGTTGAAATCTCTAGCAATTGATTCTTTTGTGCGTTCTGCTAGTCCTCCCTTTCCTGTGCCGCCAGCTTTTGCAACTTCCTTAGTGGTGCTGTTACCACTGTTGCTTAGATTGTTTGTGTCGCCCGAAGTAGGTTTATATGCAGGATGGCCTGGTGATATTCCAGGGCTTTGACTTTTTTCTTCTTTTGTTCCTGCTTTATTTTCGCCGCCGAATGGCATAATTGCTGTGAAAAATGCTTTGTCAAATTCAAGGTTAAATTCTAACACATCATCGTTTTTACCAGTGTATATATAATCATATTGTTTACAAGCCTGTTTTTCTAACTCTTTTATTCCCGGACTTGCTTTTGTAGGAGGCATGTATCTATTAATGTGAACTTTATAAGGTACAACTCTAAATACATATAATTTTGGAAATTGTCCGGTTAAATCCATTTGTTCATAATTAGTAATATCGTATACATCAGTTTCTATCTTGAACCAATTTACTAATCCATTACTATCTGGTTCAGCTTCCGCTACTTTTCTACCATAATCACTTAGTATTATTATTTCTTCTATTATATCTTGTATTTTTGTACCGCTTTTAAATGTTAAATCTCGGCCTTTGTTGCTAATAGTTATATTACCCCTTTTAAACACACCTGTGCTAACTGTAGTTGTTCTATTCCTATTAGGGGGACCACCTTCTGTTGTAACGGTTTTAGTTTCTTCAACAAACTTAGGTCTTCCAAACGGTTGCTTTCCTCCGTCAAGGTATGATTCTATTAAATCTGATTTTCCTATTTCGTTTATATTGTCTGGATTCTGGGCATTTTCTCTTACTGCTTCGCCTATACCAGATCTTTTTACAACTATTCCTGCTAGTTTACTTAATTCTGCATCGAAATCTGCAGGAACATTACTATCTTCGTTGCCAGTGATACTTTGATACAATTTTAATTTTTCTGCATCAGTAATTTCACGCTTTCCTCCCTCGCCTGCATTTAACTCAGGATTGGTTGTGGACTTACTAACTTCTGTATCCTGTCCTAAAAGTTCTTCTTGGGCTGTAGCTCGTTGTGTAGGGAAAGTTATAATATATTCATCTACTGCTTTTACCTGCTTTTTCTCTAATTTTTTCTGTTCATACTCATTAAAGGTAGACATCAAACTTTTAGCGCCACTCTGTAATAATTCTTCTACTGTTCTTCCAGTAATAGTAATATCAGTTTTTGTGCTTTGTACTTGATCTGATAATCCTTGTTCGTGCCAAGGTATGGCCCTAACGTTGTAAACACTTCCTCCTTCAGTAACGTTAAAATCTATATTAACTATTTTAATAGGAAATATCCTTCGAAGATTAGGTTTAGAAATATAATTTCCGTTATTGTCCCATCCTTTAAATTCTAATGTAATGACATATGGTGCTTCAAGATAATTTTTATATTCTGCTTGCACAGCTGCAACTTGAAGCGTTTGTAAAAACATCCCCATTGATAATGGTTCTGTAACTTTAAAGTCTATAGACACTGCATTTGTCTGTTTGGTTTTTGTATTATTACCGATGATTGCATTGGTCTCAAAATCATCAATGTAATATTCTATACGTCCTTTTTTCTCAAAAATAGTTGTTGCTTTTCCAGGTAAACCACCACCTGATCTAGTAATCATTATTTCAGGATCTCTTAGCCTATATGTTTTATCTGGAAAATTAACTTCATAGGTGTTTAAAACTCCTAGACCAAGCACATAGTTATAACTAGCAAAGTCACGTAATTCGTTAGGAAAAGGAGGTCCAGCTGTGCTTGTTATTCCTATTAGATCTTGAAACTTTGCCAATTCTGCATTTTGGTATTGCAGTTGTGTTCTATAGTCTAAAGGTATATTTAAATTAGGATCTACTGCGGCTGATAGTTTTTCTGTAAGTGCGCCATCAATCGAATCTGCAATAGCATTAACATTTATATTAGATGAAGTAGTAAAAGCCTTGGCAACATTTCCAGCTGTAGTTTCAGCAAAATCTTGTACTGACTTGCCGGCTTTTGTAGCTCTATCGATTAAATTCTGAGGGGTTAATCTAGCCATTTAGATTCCTAGCAATCTTTTTAAATTGCCTCCTTTGGGTAAGAATATTTCAGTGCCGGCTTCAAAATCGTAAATAGGATCTTTTATTGTATTGATATTTCGTTGTGCAAATACCCACCATAATTTATGATCGCCGTATAAATCATACGCAAGCAAATCTGGCCTATGTGTATATTGCACTTGTATCACATACGGAACGTCATCTGACTCTGCAGGAATCGGACGTATTTTTAATATATCAAGATACTGTCCATTTTTAGTGTTAGTATCTTTCCACGGACTGTTAGCTGTATATTTTGCCATTAAATAAATCCACCCTTACCAACATATCCACCTTTAACAAATTGGTCTAAACTAAATGACTCAACTGCACGTCTACTGTATATAGGCTGTACTGTTGCTTGAATATTACTTCGAGTAGGAACCCAAGCACCATTCGGTCCATAACCTGGTACTTTGATATAATCTACATCAGCTCCAAGTTCAATAGCAAAACTTTGTACTATAACTGGAACATCCTTAAAAACATAATCTCCATAACCATTAAGTTTTACAACAGGTGGCGGAGCACCTACATTACTAGTTCTACCATAAGCCATTTTAGTTATACTTCTAAGATAATGAACAGCAGCTAACCAGTATTGTCCTTCGTAATTGTTCTCTACATAAAAGTCACCTACGATACTAAATGCATCCACTTTAGAATTTTGATATGCAAAAAATGGATAATTACTATGTACCGGCTGTATTTGACTGTAATTAGCCGAATGTGTAATATAAACTTGCGGAGTATAAGGCCATACTAAACCATCAGTATCGGCAAGAGGTCCTAACATAGATCCTCCGGCAAAGTTTTTAGGTAAGGATAACTTGACTCGCCAATCTGGATTTGCATCACCACTTGTAGCACTAACGAAATCAAATGCTTCTGGTTCAGCATCTGGTAAAAGTCCGAAAGATCTAAGTGCTTTGCCAAACCCTGTTGATTGTACAAAGTCTTCAACACGCTGTTTTGCACCAGAGGCAAGTCCTTTGATGTTTTCGGAACCAGCAAACGCTTCAATTGATGCTGCAGGATCTACACGACTACGTGAATTTGCAGCTCTTTCTGCTATTTCTGCAGGATTTGGAGGTCTTCCTCTACCGCCATTAATTGGTTTACCATTGCTATCAGTTATTGCCATAAAAAACTTCCTTTATTATAAAGTATTTAGTTGACTTTATTAACATAGTAGTTTATAATAAGTATAATTAATCGGAGAACCTATGAGAAAAGTCAATTACCTAAACAACAAAGACATCTTAAAAGAGATACACAAATCAAAAGCTACTTTTTGTAGTTATGTAGATACAGACTATAATCAATATGATGTGATTTTACCTAGTGTAGATAAAATAAACATTAGAACTATTGCAGAAGCAAAGCGTAACAAAGCAAAAAGACTTAGTCAACAAGCATTTGAAGAGGCAAAATTAGCCGGTAAAAAAGTTAAACAAGCAGATTGTGAAGTAGACTACAAAAAGATAACAAAAGAAGAGCTTATCTTTAGAATTATGTCATATGATCATATTCCTGAAGAGCCAGGACGTAAAAAAAATCCTAAAACAGTAGCAGACACAAAAGTAAAACTAAATTTTCCACCTTTCCAACATTATAAATTCAATGAAAATGAAGAATTAGTATGTGTAGGCAAAAGTCATTGGGAAGGCGGAATGGAAAATGGCTCATTTAATTTAGACAACGGCAAAGCTACGAATAAACTTGCAAACATGTGGTTAAAATTAGTAGACCGCTATGCTACAAGAGGCAATGTTAGAGGTTATACATATAATGA